GCGACCTGCCCGGCGACGACGAGCACAAAGACGGCATCGAATGCGCCAAATGCGATCTCATGGCGTTGTTCTACGTCGGCGACTTCGTTGAGTGCATTCCCGACAAGGGCGGCTGCGGGAAGCTGTACAAGCCCTCCGAGTACGCCCAGTGGGTGGAGATGAAGGGGTTCTTTCTGCGGGCCACGATCGCCTGCCCCGACTGCGGGGAGGCCGCGCTCGCTGGGTCTGCTGGCCTCAACAAGGTCGAATGCCTGCGCGCGAAGGACGGCTGCGGGTACCGGATGACGTGGAAGCAGTACACGAAGGCGGCCTTGACAGAACGGCGACCGGAACGCGCTGATTGGGCCGTGGCATAGACAACTTGCACAGTGAGTAGACGATTCTCGTGTGACACCGTATATTGAGAATTGCTCCTCATGCGCACATAGACCACCGACAACCCCGCCCCTCACAGAGGCGGGGTTTCGTCGTACCCGGGGAGCCGACCATGGCCGCATTCACCGCAAGCCAAGCCGCCGAACGCTACAGGGTCAAACGCACCACGGTCCTCATGTGGCACACCAGGGGCTGGATCAGCCCAGACGGCCAGCGCCAGCACCTCACCCTGATCGGCTTCAACACCAGCGGCGCCCGGCTCTTCGATGAGACCGAGCTCGTCGTCGCCGAACAGCAGACCCGGGCCAAGGCCCAACGATCGCACCGCCGGTCACGCCAGCTCATCACCGCATAGGAGACGACATGGCCACCATCCAAGCCATCCTCTACATCGCCGCGGTCGTGCTCATCGTCCTCGCCGCCTTCGGCATCCCCGCCCGGGTGAGCCTCGCGCTTCTCGGCGCGGCAACCGCACTGCTCGCGTACACCCTGCCCACCATCGCGGCACTCTGATGACCAAGCCCACGCGCAAGGTCATCACCGACCACTGCACCCGAGCAGGCGCGGGCGCCAAGCAGGCCAAGGCCTGGGCCGAGTTCCTACACGGCCTCGACTGGCCGATCATCAAACCCCTCGTGCAGATCGCCATCGGGTCGCGGGCCCACGTCGCGCTCGCCGCCGGCGTGACCGTTCGCTCCACACAGAACGAGAACACCCGAGCCGCACTTACCGCCCACCTCGGAACCAAGGCAGGGAAGGAAGACACCCCCTGCCCCTACTGCTCCAACCCAGAAGGGTGGGACGCCTGCCCCGTACACCGGGACGGCGACACCACCAGCCAGGAGTAGACCATGCCCCGGTCACCCCACCGTTCAGGCCACCGCTACCGCACAGCACGCACTCAGATGTTCCAGATGTTCGGGACTGTCTGCCACCTGTGCGGACACGAGGGAGCCGACAGCGCCGATCACCTCGAACCAGTCAGCCTCAACCCGCAGCAGCCAGTAGACCCCAACCTGATGCGCCCCGCGCACGGCGTCGACGGCTGCCCCACGTGTGGGCGCAAGTGCAACCAAGAGCGTGGCAACAGAGGAGGGATACCGCAACTCAAGACGTCACAACAATGGTGACATAGCGGTATCAAAATGGACATTCGAAAACGGACAATGTCACTTCATTCGGGCAAACCAAAACGGACAAACGTTTTTTTAATAGGGCACGCGTTGACCCCGCCCCCAGCCCCCAAAAAAATATCCCCGAGCAGAAAAAACCGGAGGGGCCCCATGGCTGCGAAGTACGGCCCCGTCGAGTCCGCGGTCCGCGACGACATCGCCGAGATGGGCGACCTGACCGGGGTGGAGCCGTCGCTCGCAGCCACGGCTTACCAGTTGGCGAAGGCAATGGATGGCGGCGAGGACCCCCGGCAGCTGCCGGCGCTGGCGAAGGAGCTCCGGTCCACGCTGAAGGTGCTCTCGGATGGGCGAGTCGAGGACGAGGATGACGAGTTCGCCGATTTGGCGTCCGCCGAGTGAGTTCGCGGAGCAGTGCCAGGACTTGTACGGACTGTCGTGCCCGCCGGCGTGGGGAACGCCGCGGCGCCTAGATTTCCCGACGTTGGGCGGCAAGGCCGCGAAGGTCATGCAGTCGCTGGGTTTCGAGCCGATGCCGTGGCAGCGGTACGTGTTGGATGTGGGTCTTGAGATAGATCCGGCTTCGGGGCTGTTTTCTCACCGCGAGGTGGGGTTGAGTGTGCCGCGGCAGCAGGGGAAGACGCAGCAGATCCTCGCGGTGATGACGCACCGGATCATGGCGTGGACTCGGCAGAACGTGACGTATGCGGCGCAGACGCGGGGGATGGCGCGGACTCGTCTTGAGGACGAGTTCATTCCGACGCTGGATGCGTCCAAACTGGCGCGGAAGTACCGGACGCGCATGACGAACGGCAATGAGGCCGTGATTTGGAAGTCGACGCGGTCGAAGTTCGGGATCACGGCGAACACGGAGAAAGCCGGCCACGGCCCGCCGCTGGATCTGGGTGTGATCGACGAGGCCTTCGCTCACGAGGACGACCGGCTCGAGCAGGCGATGTCTCCGGCGATGGCAACCAGGGGCATGGGGCAACTGTGGTGGGCCTCCGCCGGCGGCACCGAGAAGTCCGTGTTCTTGAACAAGAAGCGGATTCAGGGCCGCGAGATGGTGCAGGTGCTGTGGGAGACCGGTGTGTTTCCGCGCGCGGCCTATTTCGAGTGGTTCGCACCTGACGATCTGCCGCGGGATGACCCGGCGACGTGGCGGGTGTGCATGCCCGCGCTGGGGTTCACGATCACTGAGGACACGATCCGCGCGGACCTCGACCGGATGGACGACGCCGAGTTCGACCGGGCGTATCTGAACCGGACGAAGAAGTCGGTGCCGCCCCCGGATTTGAACGTCCCGTCGAAGGAATGGCCCACACGGGTCGATGCAACGTCGCGCAGGGGCCTGCAGGTGGCGTTCGCGGTCGATGTGACACCGGACCGGTCGCGTTCGGCGATCTCGGTGTTCTCGATCCGTGAGGACGGCAAAGAGCACATGGAGCTCGTCGACCACCGCGCCGGAACGAACTGGGTTCCGGCTCGGCTGTTGACACTCCGTGAACGGTACGACCCGGTTGCGATCGGTATCGATGTCGTGGGGGCTCCTGCCGCGACGCTCCTCGAGGAGCTGAAACAGGCGGGTATCTGCAAGCCGTTGGACCCGCAGCGGCCGATGCGCGGCGATCTGGCAGTGCCGACGGCCGCGGAGTTCGCTGCGGCGTGCGCGGCGTGGACGGACGCGGTCCGGCAGGACCGGGCTCGGCACATCGACCAGAAGGAGCTGAACACGGCGGTGTCCGGGGCGAGGTCGCGTCCTCTTGTGGATGCGTACGCGTGGAAGCGGACTGCATCGAGTGTGGACATTTCCCCGCTGGTGTCGGTGACATTGGCCCGGTGGGCGTACTTCGCTCGTGTCGACATCGTGTTGGACCAGGAATATGACGTGCTTGAGAGCATCTACTGATGGGAGGACGCGTTGCGTAATCCCTTCCGCGGGATGTTCCGCCGCGAAGAGCGGTCGATCGGCCCGGAGACGATGTCGTTCCCCTCGGCACCGCTGGCGGACCCGAGCGCGCTCAGCGTCGACGGGGCGCTGCGACTGGCGCCAGTGTTTGCCGCGGGCAGGTTGCTGGCGTCGGCGGTGTCGACGCTTCCCCTGCAGCGGTACCGGAAGGTCGGTGACCGGCGCGAAAAGCTCCCGCAGACCGGATTTTTCGAGAATCCGGCGATGGTGGGCACCTACCGGGACTGGATATTCAAGTCCATGACGTCCCTGGTGTATCAAGGGAACGCCGTCGGCGTGGTGATTGAGCGAGATGATCTTGAGTACGCGACGAAGATCGAATGGTTGAACCCTGCGGATGTGCGGGTGGATGACTCGATGCCGATCGGGAAGGTCGGGTCACCGACAGACCCGGTGTGGCATTGGCGGGATGTGCGGCTGCCGACCGAGGATGTCGTCCATATCCCGTGGTTCACGCTCCCGGGCAGGGTGTGGGGCCTCTCGCCGATCGGCGCGTACGCCGTATCGACCTCTACCGGGCTTGCGGCGCAGCGGTTCGCGGACGACTGGTACAAGTCCGGCGGTGTCCCCCCGGGACGGTTCAAGAACGTCAACCAGACCATCACACCCCAGCAGGCGACGTCGATCAAGCAGCGGCTGCTGGCGGCGATCAGGTCGCATGAGCCGCTGGTGTACGGCAACGACTGGGACTACGAAGCGATCACGGTCTCGCCGAACGACGCCAAGTTCGTCGAGACGGCCCGGTTGACGGCGACGCAGATCGCCTCGATCTACGGTGTCCCACCGGAGATGATCGGCGGCGAGACCGGCGGCACGTACACGTACTCGTCTCCCGAGCAGCGGCAGATCGAGTTCGTGCAGTTCGCGCTCCTGCCGTGGCTGGTGACCCTCGAGCAGCCGTTCTCGCGGCTGCTGCCGAGAAACCAGTACGTGAAGTTCAACGCGGACGCGTTCGTCCGGGTCGATATCGGCACCCGCTACAAGAACTACCTGACCGCCCGCCAGATGGGGAAGAACAACATCGACGAGATCCGCGCCATGGAAGACGAGGCGCCGCTCCCGAACGGGCAGGGCCAGGACTACACGCCGCTGCTGCAAGTGACCAAGCCCAGCAGCGAAGGAGACAACGACGATGAGCAAGCGTGACCGCCTGAACGGGGCACCCGAGCGGCGCAGTGTCGCCGTGAGCGAGTTCGAGTTCCGCGAAGCCGGAGACTCCCTCGAGCTGACGGGGTACGCGTCGGTGTTCGACGAACCGTACGAGGTGTACGGGGGTCCCCCGTCGGGGTGGCTGGAGATCGTCGACCGGCGGGCGTTCGACAAGACGCTCCGATCGAACCCGGACGTGCACCTGCTGATCAACCACGAGGGCATGCCACTGGCGCGCACCAAGTCGAAGACGCTGAAGCTGTCGACCGATTCGAAAGGGCTCATGGTCGAAGCGGACCTGGATCGCCGTGACCCGGACGTGCAGCGCCTGGAGACGAAGATGTCCCGCGGCGACATGGACCAGATGTCGTTCGCGTTCCGCGTGATCCGCCAGGAGTGGAACGAGGACGAGTCCGAGCGGCGCATGGTCGAAGTGTCGATCGACCGCGGCGACGTAAGCGTCGTGAACTTCGGCGCGAACCCGGCGACGTCGTCGAGCCTGCGCAGCCTCTTGTCCGTTCTCGAGGGAGAGGACGCACTCGCCGAAGCCCGTTCGATCGGCCCGCAGCAGCTCATCGAAGCGCAGCGGGCCCTCGGGAAGCTCGTGCGCGCCTCCACACCCCGCAAAACCATGTCGGTCGTAGCCGCTGAGCGGCTCCTCGACACCTACTAGACCTCCCGCGTTCAGCGGGTCAGCAAGACCGGTTCAGCGCCGGCCACACCTCACCGCACGCCGCACACACACCAGTCGTGTGCACCTGCGTTGACGCCGTGACCACCCGAAGACCGGACACACGAAACCACTCTGACGAAAGAAGAGGTGTGTCCAAATGGTGGACATCGATGCGTCTGCGATGACGCACAGCACCGGCATTGTCGATGAGCGTCTGAAGCGACTCATCCAGCGCCGCGAATCCGCGGCCGGCGAGCGGGAAACGCTCCTGGCGAAGCGGCAGGCGATCGTGGACCTCGCGAAAGAAGAGGCCCGCGAAGACCTGTCCGACGAGGAGGAGACCGAGTTCCGTTCGCTCTCCGACAACCTGAAGGCCAAGGACGGGGAGCTCCGCTCCTACGACGAGCGCATCACTGAGCTCTCCGACGAGCTCGACCGCGACCGCCAGCTCACGGCTGGTGCGATGGCGGTCCGGCAGGCGCGCGCCCGCGCGTCGGTGTCGAGCGAAGCCCGCGTCTACGACCAGGGCAACGGCCGCTCCTACCTGCAGGACCTCGCCCGCGCCCAGCTCAACATGGACGGGTCCGGGGAGTCGATCGAACGGCTGCGCCGCCACGCGCAGGAAGTCGCGACCGACAAGGAGTACCGCGACCTCAACCGGACCGACGGCAACGGCGGCTACTTCGTGCCGCCGCTGTGGCTCATGTCCCAGTGGGTCGATCTGGCTCGGGCGGGCCGCGCGGTCGCGAACGTCGTGACCTCGCAGGCGCTCCCTGCGGGCACCGACTCGATCAACATCCCGAAGGTCGCCACCGGCACCTCCACGGCGGTCCAGACCGCCGACAACGCGGCCGT